GGGCTGGTACATCCCCTGCCGCACCGGCAGCACTGGCAGTTGCCCCTTTCATGTTTACCGGTTTGGTATCGGTAAAAACTGCCCCTGCTGGTACATCGACAGCAACCGTATGTCCGCCTACCGTGGCGGCATTACCGCCATCTGCAGGCATGGATGTGGGTTTCCCTTTTATGTAAGCATCAGATGTGGCATCTGTCACAGTCCAGTCTGCCTGTACGTTGACTTCTGCACCCTCGGCTATCCCGGCCAGTTTTGCTTTTTCGTTTGTGCTGTAGTTATTATCTGATAATCCTTTTCCAGCCTCTTTCCCTACGAACTTCTCCTTTGCCCAGTTCCTGATGGCGGGCAATCCATTATTTAGGCTTAAAGCCTTGTCATCTGCCATTTTAAGATACCTCCTCGTTCAGCATGGCTTCAATCTCCATCATGCTTGCAAACTGTGGAACGGTTGCGGCTACCTCTGCAAGTTCCTGGTCTGTCGCGAATCCATTCCCTATGTCCTCCGCATCAATCCATACATATCCATCCGGCCCCCTGGCCAATACCTGCCCATCATTACCTCCAGGTGGTATGAGCCTGGAATATGCCGGTTCTTCCGGTGCAACGTAATCCCCAGGTTTCTCTCTATCATTAATTGGAAGGATCAGTTTAAGCACAGTCTTACCGCTTCCTGAATCTTTGCGGTATAGATAAGTATATATGTCCTCAGGATATTGTAATAGATGGTCAGGTATCAGTACCTGATTTGACTGCATATACTGCGTTATCGCCCTATTCATCTGACAAAAGTGGACTTCCGTCCCATCCTGCACTTCAAGTCCCCGTATCTCCAATATCTGACCATAATCATATCGGGTAAGCCCATATACAATCCATGGTGATACTCCATATTCAGCAATAATCATATACCCTCCTTTACCCTATATGCACTGTGAGATGCCCGGTACCTGTATTAATGGAAAAGGACGTCTCTGATATATGCGTCATGCTTTCAGCCCGTTGTGCTGCCGCCTGGGCTTTCTCATAATACGATTTAGCATTATCCTCCACATCTCCTGCTTCTACGCCTCCTACTGCATACCGCTTTGATTTATTGGAATAATACTTGGCATTGGTCTCTTCAAATCCAGTTCCACCGATAGCCCACCCCTGTGCCGTACTGGCCGCCTGCTCTGCCACTCCCTTAGCTGTCTGTGCATCCAGGGCGTACTGACGGATGGTAGACATAATGGTAGGTTCCAGTTTATCAAGTGTAATCTTCCCATCCAGGATATTCGCTGATACGTTCTTGCCGTTCACAGTCATTTTAATGATATCCGTGTCGGAAAACGTATATGTATCGATAAACTTAGACAGAGAAACCATCTGCTTAGTACCATCTGCCAGTTCCAGGACAAAATTATTCCCCTCCAGATAACAGTTAAGTGCTATTTTTTCAATGGCAGAATCATGTGTCACTTTTGAACCATCAAGTCTTGTAAATGTCATGACCCCTGTGGTATCATTCATTTCAAAGTTTATGAACACATTTGTTAAATCTGATGCATCGGCCTTATCCTGCGCCAGGATAAGGATGCGGTTATCCATCTCATTGATACCGTCCTCTATATGGTTCAGATGCACTTCATTGATAGGGGATTCGATACTCGGTTTATTCCTCCAGGTAAACGGATAATAGTACTTAGACAGTGCCGTTGCCGCCCTGCCCATCCTGCTCAGTATTCCCATCCTTATCACTCCTTTCTTTAAGGTAATCCTCCAGCGGTTGTCCTGTCTCCAGCAATGTCCCTATTGTTGCTATCTTCCGCGCCGCCTCCACCCCTTTAAATTCCAGGGAATTTATCAGATTCCCAATCACCAGTATGTCCTTCTGACTGTATATCACCATTTCCTTATTAGGCATTCAGTACCTCCCGCATCTTATTAATTTGTTCCTGCTGTGCCTGTATAGCCCCGGCCAGCAGCGCAACATAGCTTGTATATGGCAGGGCGTAAAACCCGTTCAACATGGTATACAGCGGTAAGTCAGATTCTATGTCCGCTACATCCTGAGCCACAAAACCCATATCCTTTTCATTGGCACCCGCCATATAAAATGTCATTGGCCTTAACGCCATTGTGACAGTAAGCGCCACCTCGGGGGAAATAGGATTGATATCGCTCTTCATCCGGCGGTCACTCCACCACTCTCCTGCCCTGCTGCTGTATATCTGGGTACATTGGATATCATCTGCATATATGTCACCGGACACAATGTCCCGCATATCCGATGTTCCATTAACTGTCAGGCGGTCTATATTGGCATTCTGGGCACTCATCATGCTGACACCAATGGAACTGGAGTTTGTTGTCCCAGATATATCTGCCATTATCAGCTTGATATTTTTGGCTATCAATCCACCAGATGCATCCCAGGTCAGGTTACCGTTGGCCGCACCACCAGAGCCATCCGCGTTCACAAAAAAGTTGCTGCCCTTAAAGACAAAATGCCCAGCCTCCATAGTAATGCAGGAACCAGCCTTATTGACTTCCAGGTTAATGGATGCTATCAAATCACCACGGCTTACCTTAGCTTCTATCTGCCCTGCCAGGACACTTATGCTTCCTGCCAGTTCTACTTCCTGGTCCGTAGCCCTTTTAACTTCTGCGGTAATCTTGTCGGATACCACTTTAATCTGGGCCGCTGTCTGCTTTTCCAAGTCTGTCACTGTAGCAGACACCTCATCCACGCTCCGTACTATGACGGTTGTCTTACCCTTAAGCTGGATAATCTCATTCTGGATTCCAAATTCCTGTCCCTGTGTCTTGGTTCCCTTGGCCTCCACGGTATCCATCATAGCCTGGATGCCGCTCATAGTCCGGGTAAGAACAAATGTGGCAATCTCTGTATCCGTAGTGATGGCCCGCACCCCGTCCCCAACCTCAATCCAAGGCATGGCATATGAGACTATCTTAGCTGGACGGTATGTCTTGCCGGCAATGGTATCATATATGGACCATGCCAGTTTTGTAAGGTCTGCGCTGCCAAGGCCATAGGTCAGGAAGTTTCCTTCCACCACATAGGCATTACCGCCGGAGCCGACCACGGCACCTATGTCCCCCTCTTCCTGCCGGACCTGTACCCGGTCAATGCCATCTATCAGATAATCCTCATAGGTAATGGACCTATAATATTCCAGTTCCTCCGCCGCAGCCCACCCGGATTGTGGATACAGGTCATCACCAGGATACAGGGTATCAGATGGATATAGACCGGTATCCTGCAGGCTTATATATACCAATGTCCCCGTGCGGTCAAAATGCCCAAACACGCCGTTAATCTCACAGATGGCCTTAAGCACATCCCGTCCACATAATGATTCAGGGCTGATAGTCTTTCCAACCACCAACCCATCATTGATAAGCGCTGTCTGCTCCTGCGGGACCCCTATCTCTTCACACAGGCTATCCCTCAATTCCTTGACTGTATGGGTGGCATCGTCCGTGGGGTACATGGCATGATACCAATCAGATACATCGGCATCAAACTTAATCATCCGGTCATATGCCGTAATCTTCCGTTTCCTACGGTCTGCCTGCAGGCGGGTAACACTGTCCACTATGTATATGCCATAGGCCATCTTGTAATCGCCTATGCTTAAGGTGGCAGTAAACTCCCTGCCGGTCATCTCATCCTCCACATCAGCAACCGTAAGCACAAACTTGGCCGCCTCGCAACTCCCCCAGATGATATTGTTTCCAGTGGATAGGCTTTCCGTAAGATTTAGTGTCTCCGCGCATATCTGGTCCATACCAATAGTCAACCATGCTGCGCCAGCATCAGCAGGATACAGGTCATATGCAGGGTATAGGTCATTTGATGGATATAAGGAGTCTATCCCGCCATCAAAAAAGGACAGTTCCAGATGTCTCACTGTTTCTGTCCTGTTATTATCCTCGCGGCACCGTTGCTTGATAATCTCTGGTACATCCAGCACCTTACCACCTCCCTAATACTCAATCAACGCCAATCTAATCGAATTATACCGTATATCTTTATCAGAAGCGTCATAATAGTTGAACTGTATGGTAGGATAGTAAAACTCCCCTGTATAGTATCCTAATTTTTTATCATTCCAGTATCTGACCTTCATTTTATCTTTATCTGGAAAAAACGACAACAGCTCATCCAAATCTGTCAAATGCACCATATCAGGTGTATTCCATTCAATCTTTGTTCTGGTATGCGGCAATACATTCCGATGCAACGCTCCATATCCATCCTGGTAGCTATCCTCATCCTGTTTCTGGTCTGGGCTTGCCCCATATGAGCTATGCGCTATATACTCCATTGGAAGCTTCGTTCCTTCAATTTCAAGTAGCCAACCTTTATAATCCGCTGCAGCCATACGCACCACCTCCTTTTGGGCATAACAAAAGCACCTAGTTCCCCAGGTGCTTGCACTTAGTTCTGTTTATTGTTATCTTTAATTGCTTTATAGCTTTTTATGTATATTAGGGACCCTACCATTAATAACCAGCCCCATATTTGTAAATCTTTGAAAATACCGTTATACATAAATCCTATTAGGTAACCATATACCAAAAGAATAATGCCTATAATAAGTGGCGTTTTCGGGCTTCTTGTCCGCTTGGTTGTAATGCTCACAATGCCGCATACTATCATGACTATCCATGTAAAAAATCCTATCATTCCGTCATTTCCACTACCAGATTCCAAGGCATTAACCATTCCTGCTGCACATGACTGGAAGCCAACGATAAACGACAAAACAATCAATATTATACCAAAAGTCATACGGGCAGTACCAGCTTCTCCTTTACCACCACTATCTTTTTTAATCTTCTTACTTTCCTTATTAAATTTTTTAGCATCCAAAAATACATCACTTTCTTTGGGAACAGATACAGGACAACCACAATTCGGACATGATGTAGCCTTGTCACTTATTTCTTTTCCACATTCTGGGCATTTGATTAATGACATGATTTATTCTCCCCCTTCATCATAATAACATATTATAGCAAAAGATAAGGGGGATGTAAATCATTATGTCAGCCCTAATTGTCTACCCGTCTGCTTTTTATAATCAGATGCTCCAGCTCTCCAGAGGTCCACCACATCATCCTTATTTACTCCAGGTTTTGCAAGAATCATCCGTAAAAGTTCATTCTGTTCCCGTAAAAGCTGGTTCTGTTCTGTATTGGCCGCATATACTGCTGTTGCTATACCATCAGTAATCTGGTCCTTATTAGCCACGGCAGTCCTGCCACCCATCCGGCCAACCAATTCTGGCCCTGCTTCACTGGCGAGGAAAAGCTGTCCTTTATCCGGGAATCCTCCACTCGCAAATGTAGGTATTTTTCCAAGGCTGATTTCTCCACCTTCATATACCGTCTTTCCCATGACTGTAATTGGGTCAATCGTAAATGTAAGCTTTTCATTCAGCCATTTGGCAAAATCATTCCATATCTGTTTTGCGGCATCTACTGCTGCATCAAACGCTGCCTTAAACCCTTCCTTTATTCCGGTCAGGCCAGATGTCCATTTCTCCTTTGTGAACCATTTTGTTACATGGTTGTCCCACCAGCTTTGTATATCTGTTTTCCATTGCAATACAGTTTCGTCCCATTTTGTTTTTAAGCTGGATTTGATTGTATTGTACAAGTCACTCCATTTCTGTACTGTAAACCACGGGGCAATATGCTGATTATACCATTCATTTAGAGATGCAGTCCATTCTCCAAAGGTTGCTCTAAAACCTTCTATAATGCCTTCCAAAATATATTGTCCGTAAGGTTCCATTTCCTTTGCGGGAGAATGAATTCCGAATATATCGCATATTCCATTTACAATCCATGTAAGCAAATCAGCAATAGGCTCGACCAAGAATGACAAACCCGCTGTCAGTCCTGATGCAATTCCAGCAATAATATTGACACCAAAATCAATAAAATTATCAGATGAAAAAGCTTTTTCAAAAAACTCCTTGGAAGTTCCGAGTAATGTTTTTGAAAAGCTCCAGTTAAATAGCGTATCTCCAAAACCTTTCCAGAATTTAGTTGCCCATTCTCCGCCTCGGATTGTATCAAGCAGAAGCCCAATTATTCCACCCACTAAAGCTCCTATTGGACCTCCAAACATAGCCCCTATACCTGCACTAACAGAAATAAGAAGCCCCTCTCCCATTGCATTGAGGACACTTTCACCAAAGTTTTCTCTGATAAATTCGTCAATGCCATCAATGATAGCATTACCAATAACATCGAATGCCGGGCCACCAACAAACCCTACTGTAAATCCAGTGAGCGCTATCTTAAGCCCACTGAGCGTTATTCCAGACGTACCAATTGATTTCATGATGCCTTTGGCTATCAAACTACCGACACCAGCAAATTTGAAAAGAGCAATTGCTGCCAAAATGGCAGCTTCTATTGGTGCTGCATCCATAAGTCCAGCAAAAAACTTAATTCCTGCACTAATAGCTGCGATTATAATCCTTCCTGTCATTGCAAGGATTGTATCCCAGTCCAGAGCTGCCAAAAACTCTCCGATTTTCTGTCCTACCATAAACCAATCCGTATTTTCCAATGCTGTTGCAATGGTATCCAGCCATCCTATCACGAACACTGATGCCGCACTTCCAAGGGCAGAAAAATCAAAGGTTGAGAAAAATCCGTTTATTCCTGACGCTATGGATAATCCAAAGTTGGACCAATCAAAATCCTTTCCAAATTCCAGGGCCGCATATAATGCCGTGTTGAGCGCCCCTCCAATGGAATGCCCCACCTCCCAGAACAGGTCTGGAGATATAAGGCCATTGAGGAACTGTGCAAAACCACGTCCAAACCCCCGCGCTGATTCATATGCCTCATTCCAGTTGATTTTCCTAAGGGAATCAGTTATAGCTGCCCCTATGTAAGCACCAACAGAATAATAATCACCCACCTTAAAGGCATCAATTATCTTGCTTGATATCAAGTCTGCCTGTGCCTGTACATTGTCCATTCCAAGGTCCAGGTCACCCAGGATACCACCACCGCCCCCTCCGCCAGAACCTCCTCCTGAATTTCGGTTGGAACTTAGGTTGTTAAGTTCGTCAAACTTGGCAAGCTGACGATTCATTTCTTTGGCCGAGTTTGCCGCGCTTCCCATGTTATCCGCAATGTTCCCAGCAGAACCGGCTGCAGAATCCATGGAATCCGCCATATTTCCTGCTCCGCCACCAGACGCATCCCCAAATATTGCTACCGTAAAGGCTTTAAAGTACGCCGCAAGGGTCTGCAGCTTTTCCAGGATGGTATTGATTACCTGGATTACTGGGGTAAATGCATTAATCAGACCCTGTCCGATTGTTGCCCTCAATGCATCAAACTGCAGGGATAGGATTCTACCCTGATTAGCCCAGGAGCCGCTTGTCCTGGCAAAATCACCGGAAGCATCCGAGAGCTGTGACATTACGAACCGGTAACGCAGCATGACCTTTTCCTGTTCGGTCATCTTCGCCGTGGTCTTACCGAAGCCGTTGTTCATGGCGTACTGGTCAAGTGCCGTCTGGGTCATGACCACGCCCAAATCCTTAAGTGATTCCGTCTCCCCGGTGAAGATGCTCTTTAGTTTCGTATAGGCTTCGTCCTGCGAAAGGTTATAGAATGATGCAACATCACCCGTAAGGCCTGTTATGGCTGCCGACATGTCGTATCCGGCCTTTCCTGTTATGCCGAATGACTTTGCCATTGCCCCATATGTACCCATGTATTTCTTTGCCATTGTCTCCGACAGGCCAAATGCTTTTGCTGCATCTTTAGCAAATGCAACCCCCCTGCCGGA